ATGGTGGATGCCGACAAGCGCATACCACGCTTGAAAGAAGCTTTAGATAAGGCTGTTGAAGACATAATTGAAAACCAGGGGAAGGAAATCACTCAAGGGAATGTGGGTGATAGCTCCTTCCAGTTCGCGCCGGGCTCCATGACTGTTGATTTGTGGGTTGAAGCCTTGGGGCTGGCTATCCGCTCTCTTGAGCACGGTCGGTTTGAAGGAGGGAACAACGTTGCAAGGGTGGTGTTCCGATGAAGGCGGGGAATGTTCAGATTTTGGACCAGTTCGGGCGCCCGTTCTCAAGCCGCCCCATTTACAAAAGCGGCAGTTATGATGATGGGCTTCAACGGCTTCCGAATTTTCTCAAAGAGCCGGAACGACTTTCCGGACGCCTTACCCGGAAGAACCTCATTTCCGCGTCCCGTCTGTTGTACAAGAACAACGGCGTTGTAAAGGGCGCCGTGAACATGAAGGCTGAATACTCTATCGGGAAAGCGTTTCTGTTCAAATCCTTGTGCAAGAATCCGGAAGTTGCAGCGAAGTATGACGAGTACATCAAGGCGTTTTACAAAGTTGCATGCGTGAACGGAAAGAATTTTCATTCGCTTCTGTATCTGATCTCCACCGCCATCGACATTGACGGGGATTGCTTTGTAATGTTGACGGAGAGCAAGACGGGGTTTCCTCAACTGCAATTTATCCGGGCAAACCGGGTGTGCTCTCCTAAAGATGGCCTCATTGACTCCGGAAAATACAAGGGGCTGAACGTGCTGCACGGTGTCATAACTAACCGCATGGGGCGTGAAATCGCCTATTGGCTGGACGGTGATGAACCGGGAGGCGGCGAGATCATTCCGGCGTCCTCAATGCTGCATCTCGTAGATGATGATTTTCTTTCCACCTGCCGCGGGGAACCTCTCTTTTCCCATGGGCTCAAGGAATTCCGCTACATTGATGACATCAATGTTTCCGAGCTTGGCGCCATGAAGATCGCCTCACAGATCGCCTTGGTGAAAAAGAATGAGACAGGAGAAGTTGACATCGCGCAGGCTTACAATAGACCGGCCAATAATGGTGAGGTGATTGTCCGCAACACAGGGGACAAGCAAATTGTGTTTTTGAAATCGGAAGACTCGCTTGACTCCCTGAAAATTGAGCGCCCCTCCCCGAACTACATGAGCTTTTCGGAACGGCTCTTGAAGGGTGTCTTGTCCGGGGTAGGGGTGCCCTATGATATTGTGGTCAATCCGGACTCAAGCGGCGTTGGGAATAGAATGTCCCTGTCCAAATTCGACAACACTACACGGGACCGGGCCACGCTGCTTGAAGATGCCGCCAGACTGCTTGTACAGTATGTCTTGGCCGTAGGTATCCAGCGGGAGGACATCCCGCACGCTGAAGGCTGGTGGAATATGATGTTCAGCCGCGCCAAGCGTCCAAGCGTGGACATGGGCCGCGACTCCAACAGTCAGTTGAAAGAGTACAACGCCGGTATTAAAAACCTCACAGAAATCTGTGAGGAAAACGGAACGCAGGTTGAGGACCATTTGAGAATACGCGCCAGGGAAGCCGCCATTGCGGAGAAGTTGCGCCGTGAAGCTGAAGCAGAATTTGGCGTAGAAATCTCTCCGGATTATATCAGGAAATTTTAACGTTATGAAACCGTTATATTGTGAAGAAACTGCATGGCTGGCGAGTATGCGCCAGCGGAAGAGCCTTGAACCGAAAGCCGCGGGGAACCCGGATTTTGATTTCTCATTTTTCATCCAGACGCGCCAGAAAGCGCGGGTGGTTGGGTCATCCCTGGTGATTGAGGTAATCGGGCCCCTATACGGCAACGGCGTACCGCTGAATGAAGTCCTGGGCGGCACAAATTATCAATCCATCGTGGAGGAAATAAAGGCTGCTGCCGGGAACATTGATGAAGTGGTTTTCGTCTTTGACTCTCCGGGGGGAGACGTTCAAGGCTGTCATGAAACGGCGGAATTGATCAAATCCCTACCTGTGGAAACCGTGGCTTATGTCAAAGGCATGTGCTGCTCTGCCGCCTATTATCTGGCTTCGGCTTGTGATCAGGTGATCGTGACGGAAACGGCGCTGGTTGGCAGTATCGGAACTGTCATCAGCCTCTGGAATGCCAAGAGCGAGGAAATATTGACCATCACGAATGATGATGCTGTTTTCAAACATCCGGAAACCCCGATGAACGCGGAGGCAATCGCCTATTACAGAGATTTGTGCAACAAGATCGCCGGACGGTTTCAGGAGTTTGTGGCTTCAGGGCGCCCCGGACTATCCGCAGATGCGTTTTCCGGTAAGGTCTTTGTAGCGGAAGATGCTGCCTCTCTGGGCCTGATTGACGATGTAATGCCCTGGGTTGATTTTCCCGGTGCAAATTAAAAGCGCAACGCCTCCGCAATAAGTATGGCACTATTCAAGTCTGATCAAAATATCGTTGATGCGCTCAAACAAGAGCTTGCCCCTCTTGGGGCAGAAATGAAGGATGGAATTAAAGAAATCCAATCCTCTATTAAAGCTCTTTGTGAGCGTGTCGAAGCCCTGGAAAAGGAGAATGTCAAGCTCCACGCATCCGTTGCCCTCAAGAAAAACCAGCTTGAGGAAGAAGCCGATACGAAGGCGAGCCAGAAGGCCGCGGAAATGGTTGCTGGCATGGGGCATAAAGCCGCGGCGGATAAGCCGGAAGACGGCGAGGAAACCCCCTCTCTTCTGGAGCAGTACACGGCGCTTTCCGGAGAGGAGCAGCGGAAGTTTTACGAAGCCCATCAAGGAGAAATAGCAAAACTTTGCGGAAAATAACCCTCTTTAATCATTCATTTTAACAATCAAACTATTATCTAAGATCATGGCACTTTCTGATGCACAAAGAATCGTTATCCGCAGTGAAGTTATTCTTTCACTCCGCGCCGCTCTTGCTCCTCTTTCTTATCTTACGAAAGATTTTTCAATGGAGTATGGGGAAGTGGCGAAGTTTAAGAATCCTAAAAATGCTGGCGAGGTTGTAGAAAATCCAACGGAATATCAAACGGCCAAGGAGAATGAAGGGGATTTAATCACGTTGTCCCTTACGGAATTGCACCAACCTTGGCGAATCAAACCGGCAGAAAAACGCAATGGTTGGAGGCTCATAGATTTGGCAAAAACTAATTCCATTGCTTTTGCCAATGATTTGCATCGGCGCATTCTTTCTCTTATTACGGCAAGCGAATCAAAAGTTATTGGGCCTTCCGATAAATTCACGCGGCGTGGTTGTATTAACTTGAGCGGGGATGTTGAATCCGAAGAACCCCGATTGATGTTGTCCCCTGATTATTATCGGGCCATTCTTCCGGAAAACACAACGGAATTCCGCCTCGACGGGGGCGCCTATGGGTTTGAATCAATTCACAAAGTCAAATCTTCCGTATTTGCGAAAGATGTTGTAGGAGCGTCCTTTGACGGTGGGGCGATTGGCGTAGGCTCCGCAATTCCGGAAATTGATTCTGACCTTAAGGATGATATTAACGCGGAGGTTATCCCGATTGATGGACTCGCCGGACTTGGCATTCTGCATTGCACGTGGATTGACCGCAATACCCGCGCAGAATGGGCCTCCCTGGGCCTGATGTTCGGAGCCAAGATTCTGGAACCAGACAAGGTGAAAGGATACGTTGCCGCGGCTGTCACGCCTCCTGAAAGCTAATTTTCTTTGCATTAACTGCTGGTGTTCACCGTCCCGGACTTGTCCGGGGCGGTTTTTTGTGCAACGCCCCGCCATTTATATGAGATTCACAGATGCGGCCAACGCCGCGCACCGACGCATAAATCAGGTATTACCACAGGCGGAAATTGCCTACCAGGGGAAGACATACCAGGGGTACATGAACTCCCGTGACGTAACCCTTGAACGCCAGGAGGGGGGATATTGCAACCAGCGGGACCGCATCATTCACATTCAAACGGGGGACTCTTTCCAGGTAGGGGGACGCGTGGAATGTGAGGGGATGAAATTCAAGATTACTGCCGTCACAAGTAATTGCGTTTACAGGGTATTAACTTTATCAGTTGATTTGTATGAGTAGTTTGGAAGTCCGGATAGATGTGAAAGGAATGGATATTGCTATTAAAAAAGCGAAAACGAATATTGAGCGTTTCGGGGCTTTGTACACCACCTTACTTTCCTACAATACTGCTAGCGGTATGTGCTTTAACGCTACTCTACCACTAGGGAAAAACCGCAAATCGAAGGTAGCCGGAAGAAAATCCGGGGAAGGTTCGATTAGTCGTGACGTTTCCCGCGCTGGGCGTGGGGTTGGAACGTTTATCAACCAACTAAAGCAAAGAGACCTTAAAAGAGCAAAACAGGTTGCCAGCATATTAACCTTGAAGAAAGATGCTTCAGCAGCGGCGCAGGTAGCAACAGATGTTTTTGGACAAGTTGTGCGCTTTTATCAAAGCTACAGTCCAGAATTTCACACTTCCGCCCGGAAAGATGGTCATGTAGCATCCTTTACTGGAAATGTTGTTGTCAATAGGAAAAGTACAGAAAGCTATAAGAAGAAAGTATTTAAGCATATCGGCAAGGCAAAATCCGGATGGCTGATCAATACTTCTTACGGGTGGGCCGCTCGTGCTCCTCAATGGATTACGCGACATGGACAAAACGGGACAATCAAAAAACTTCCAGATGGGAGTATTGAGATTGAGAATAAGTTACCTTACGCGTCGGAGGCTATGATCAAGGCGCTTGAGCCGTTTGTTATAACAAAAGCCGAGCAAGCCACTAACTTGAAATTGCATTACGAATGGCAAAGGAGAAACAAGGCATGATCATTGAGCGCATAACAAATCATTTAAGGGAATCCGGTTTCACCGTCTACAAGGCCGGGAATGATAGTGACATTGAGCGGAAACCTTGTGTTGTCATAGGCATGGCCGGTTACACCCAGCCATGGTTGCCTCTGCCTGCCAGGGAATACACGCTTTCCGTGATCCTGCTCAATAATCGGTCTGATCCTGAAATGGAGAGAAATCTTGTGGAGGCTCTGTCTCGGCTGGATTGTGGTGAACGGTGTGACTTTTTCAACATCACAGATTATTCCGCCACCTTGGATGACGATGACTGGATAACAACCTGGACAATACGCTATATAGAAAGATAATTTCTATACTATTTTGACAGTCAATGAAATATGTAAAACGTTTTCGTAGAAATATCTTGCAAAAAGTTTAGTTTTTCTTCATACTCGCCTTGCCCGGTTGGTCCGGGATTAAAAAAGGAGGTGTAACATGTAAATGAAGTATGAATTATTAACGCGACTGATTGAACTTCTTATAGTTCTGTTCAGCTAAAAGAAAGCCCCGGCCTGGTGAAGCAGGCCGGGGCGATTGTTTAGAAGGTGAACATGTGAATGTTCCGAATTACTAACGCACCTTTAATATGCCTCATTCCGCGATTTTGTCAAGCGGGAAAGGGAGGGCCGCCGGAAGCGCAACGCACCGCCATTTGTATGGCACATGCATCTGATTTTATACAGCACGGCGACGGTATCTTCGGGATCAATTATTCCGGAGAACAGGATTTTGGAGCTATTATTTCTTCCGTAAGTTATTCATGGTCCGCAGAAGGGGATGTTAAACTTAAAGGGGACAAAGGCGTTACTGAAGGGAATACTCTCTATAGTTCCCAATGCGAAATTACTTGGGAAGCCTACATGAGAAAGACCGGAACGGAGGTTCCGCATATTGGCGACATTGTTGATGTCCATGCGGATGTTTTGAATCTCTGCATCAGGAATTTAGGTGAACAAATTCCGGAAAAGGTAACTAAGGCCATCTGCAAGAGTGTAGATATGAAAATGGAGGCAGAGAATTACAGAAGCTTTACCGTTAAAGCCTCTTATGGCCCGAACATTAAAGCCCTGAACCCGGAAATTGTTTCCGAATAACAGACTTCAAGGGGCGCCGTTTCTGGCGCCCCTATCTCGAACAAAAAAAATAACATAATAGACGTAACATGAATAATATAATCAATATTGAAGACATCAACCTTGCAAGTGCTTTGCTTGCAGCCACGGCCCCCATTGCCAAGAGGGCAGAAATCATCATTACTGACCGGGGGGAACGGAAGGTTTTTTACTTCGCGGATACCCCGGAGACGCGCGAAATGATCAGTAAGTGGAATGACCCGGATTTTGTGAAAAACAATCCGGAAGACCCCTTTGCGTTGGTCAAAGCGGCTTTTGATTGTCGCCGCGGTATTCTGGCCGGACTTCCTAGATTCCGGAAAATCGCCTGTATCCGCTCCAAGGATGGACAAAAGATAGCCATGATTCCGGAGGATTGTCCGGAAGAAGATAAACGCGAAATCCTGGGGCATTTGAACTCCTAATCAAAAGAACGTTATGAGCGACAAGGAAAAAGTCTTGAAACTCCGTCCCCTGTCTGTTGGAAGCATGGAGTTGATGCAGCGTTTTAACTGCGGGTTCATGAATGGGGGCATGGATTTAGGCGGCATTGTAGAATATATTTATATTCATACGGCTGATATTAAAAAACTTGAATCAATGAGCCTTGAAGAATTCAAGGAATCCGTTCGCAAATTTAAATATGAGTTGAGCCCTGATGAAATGCAGCGCATTTCTGCATTGGTAGGTAAACAGGCGCAAGACGTTGATGAAGCAGCTTTCACTGTTGAGGATTCCAAAAAAAAACGGGAGGGGATAGGCCGAACTACTTTATTCAAGTGGTTTGGGCGATTGCTTCAAAGACGGGGTACCCCTTAAATTATATCAAATACGATATTCCATACAGCATGATTCTACAGTTCCTTATGAGTGAATGCGTTGCAAATGGTGTTAGCTGTTATTACACGCATGCCCGGAAGGTAGATCATGCTGATTTGGAACGTCTTGATGCCATGTTTAACAAGCCTGTCAATATTGAAGAATGAGCGCAGTAAAATTTAAGTTCTCTGGTGATTCCGCGGAATTATTAAAAGAGCTTGAGAACATTAAGGAAAAAATCCGCGGAGCATCAGAGCAAGCGGCAAAAGTGAGCCCTGGAAAGGGGGCCGCGGCTGACGTGGAAGGCTTGGGAGCATCCTTTAAAAAATTGCTGCCTTCTGTTACTGCGGCGGTTGCCGGTGTGGCGTCTTTTGGAACGGCGTTGAGTGTAATCAAAATGGGGATAAAGGATGCCATGGATGATGAATACATGGCCGTTCAGCTATCGTCTTACACTAAAAACATTGAGTCAGCACGGGATTTGCAATCTCAACTTGATCATCTGGCGGCAAATGGCGTTGTTGCCTTGGATGATTTGGGAAAGGCCGCGCAGAACCTGTCCATGCACTTTCGGACGAACAACACGGCAATCATGAGTTGGTCAGAAGTCTTCGCGGATATTGCCGCCTCCGGTAAAATCTCCGCTGAACAGCTTTCAAATTCATGGGCTAAAGTCATGGCAAACGGTTTTGCCGACTCCCGCGCCATCAACCAGTTACAGAATCAGGGCATCCCCATCATCAAGGCATTAGCTGAAGAAATGGGCGTTGCGGAAAAACAGGTCATAGAGCTTGCCAAGAAGCGGGAAATTTCTGCTGACCAGTACGTCAACGCTATGAGGAAAATGCGTGATGCGGAATTTTCCGGCAAAAATTCTGCATTGTCGAATACGACTATTGGTTCATGGGAAACGCTCAAGGCGACTTTTGAGAATGCCATGGGGGATATGATGGCCGATAAGGTGACGAATCTTGCTGGTGCCTTTCAGTCTTTAACTGCGGAGATTGAAGAAGCTAGCGAGGTCAGTTTCCAGTTTTATGCAAAGCAGGAAAAGAACCTTTCTTTTTTTGAAAAAAGTATTGCCGGGTACCAGTCCGTATTTTACGGAATCGCTTCAATGTTCCGTACTGGGCATTATGAAAATGCCGTTATTGAAGGCCCTTACGATTACAGAAAGCAACTAGGAGATTATGAATTTAGCGGAAAAATCCGTGAAGATATTTCCAATGCAAAAAGTAATGATGAAATTGAACTTATCCAGCAGCGATTAGGTAAAGAATGGGACGAGCTTATTAAACAACGTGGCGTTCGTCAGAACTATATTGCAAACGATGGCGTAAACAGCGCAGAAGCAAAGGCGGAAATCGAAGCCATTGATAGGATGATTGCAGCCCGTCAAGAACTTCTTGAGGAAATTGAAGAAGGCGTTTTGTGGATGGAGAACGAGAAGCAATCAATTAAAGAGATTGTGGAAAACAATCAGAAGGAGGCGAGAGCTGCCGCTGATTTGAATGAAGCAATGGAGAAGCTCAATGCGACAAAGGATAAAGCAAATAAGCAGAAGCCAAAAAAGAAACAGGATGATTTAACAACTGATGGTTTAAGAAAGCAGCTTGAAGACGAATTAGCCGCCGTGCAACATACCTCTTTGGATGATTTGGAAGAGGAATTGAAGTTACTTGAAAAAGAATTTCAAACAGGAGCTTTAGATTTTAATGCTGCCACGAGATATGAAAAGCTTTTGTCTGTAGCTGATTCAATCCGAGACATTAACGATCAATTAAATAAAAAGAACAAGGCTGTTAAGGATTTGCGACAGGATACACAGGAAAACATTGCCATCATGCGGGCCGAGCTCGCCGGGGAAAAGGATAAATTGCGCGAACTCGAAAAACAGCGGGACGTGCGGAAGGAAATGCAATCCCTCATGAAAGGCGGCATGAATGAACACGATGCCCTGGGGATGGCGGAACAGAAGGTTTCCCTGACCTACAAAATTGAGGACAAAAAGGAGAAGGAAAAGAAGGATGAAAAGGACTCCAAGGAGCGGGCAAAGGAAATGTCTGATGCGTTTAAAACGCGGTTTGACGCAGTGCAGCAGACGCTTTCAAGCGTGTCCCGTGTGGGGTCTGGCTTCGGTTCCCTCTTTGGCCTGGTGGGGAAGGGGGATGCCGGCCTTTCTGCTGCCGTGGACTCCCTGACAAAAGAAGTGCAGACCTCAAACGGATACCTCAAGACGATTGCGGAAAAGGCCGAGAAAGGCGGCGTTGCCCTCTTTAGCTGATATGAACAAGGATATTAGACATACAGGCGGGTATGGATGGCAAGGCGATTTTGATGCATCCATGTCTGACGATGGTTCATGGTCGGCAAGCGTTTCTTACGTGGCGCCCCCTGGGGAGAAATTCACGCCTCCTTACACCCTGCATTGCCATGTTCCCGGCTTCACGGATTTGACCCTATCCAACTATGAGCACTCGCAGATTGCGGACTTATGGAAAACGGTCTGCACCTTCCGGAAAGATGCCCCGCAAGGGGAAGATGACCCAGACAATCCAGACCCTGATCCGGACGAACCGGACCCCTTTGATTTTGACCCAAAGGACACAAAAACCACCTGGGAATTTACGGCTGGCGTAACGAGCAAGAGCATTTTTGACCACCCGGATTTCAAGCCCATGTTTCAGAATAATCCGGACCTGCGGAAAGCCTATGAAGCGATCATGTCGGGCCGCGTGGATATTGAATCCCTGAAAATTGGGGCCAAGCTGAAAAGAAAAGACCCGTATGATTTCGGCCTGGGGGGTGTGAAATACTCCAAAGAACTTTCTGACCTGTTCAACAAGGTGATCAATAAAGGGATAACTGATTATTATAAAAGATGTTGCTCTTACTCCATCACGACCACGGAAGGGAAAGGGCCTGATGCTGCCCTTCAGTCATTGATTTCCGCGGGTGGTGGCAATTTTATGAAGATGGGAGAGGATAACAACCCCTACGGGAGAAAGACGGAAACCACGCAATCCTTTTCACAAATTTTGAAAGAAGGTATTTTGATTGTTTGAATTATGACCTGGACGAACGATTTACGAATCAGGGCGGACATTGCACCGAGTGCCGCCAGCCAGCAGGGCACCGCAACATACAGAGTCAGCCGTACCGTTTCACAATCCCAAATTGTACCCATTGACGGCTTCCAGCGCCCCAAGTGGGCGGCCAGGGCAACCAACCCCAACGCCCCCGGCATGATGGCGACGGGCTACAAGATCGCCTTGCATTCCCCGACGCATTACAAGGTAACAGTCACGTACTCCTACCCGTCCGGAGACGTCAACGAGGACGAAGGCGGCAACCCCATCCCGGACAATCCAGACAACCCGGATAATCCCGACGATGCGAAGGAAAAGTACAAGGTCAAGATCAGCGACCGATCGAACATGACGCTTGAGCCCATATTGAGCTATTACAAGCTGCGGAATACGGACGGGAGCAGCAAATATTCAGAGGAGGACATGTTGATTCTGTCCGTTTACCTGTCCGGGGGGCTTGTTTTGTGCAGCAATGGCCTATACCGGCTGAAATGCGAGAAAGATGAGACGCCGGGGCATCTTCAACTCCCCGTTACACCGATTACCCCGTATATCATGCTGGGTTACAAAGAGGTATCGCAGAACAATACGGTCATTACAAAAACCTACACAGCGCGCCGCGTGGACCCGTCCAAGGTGGAGCGCGTGGGAAAGATTGTCCAGGGCGGCGAGTTCGGAGGCGCAACGGAAGTGCAAAGGTATAAGCTCAATTATCTCTTTACCCGGTACTCCGTCCACAAGGTAGGCAACCGGGAATACGAGATCACGGAAGAATACACGCAATCCAACCCCGGAGGCTGGTCAACAGACCTATACAAAAATGGATAACATCACCAAGGGAGACCCCATCAAGGCGGATTGGGCCAATGCCCTTACAAACGCCATCAATGCCGCCACGCATGGCAAAACATCCATGCGCGGCGGGGGCGGCCAGAATGTCTCCATTGCCCCATATCAGCGCGGTTCCCGCCCCCTGGCTTTTGACTTGGTGGAAATCACGGACGACGCGGAAGCATCCCTTTCCGGCAAGGTCTCCGGGGGGCTCCTTTTCCACTCCTACAAAGAGGAGCAGGGAGACTCCGGGAACCCGGAGGAAAAGAAAATACTCCTGAAGACTGAAAAGATTGCAATAGAAGAGCTTGCGGGCTCCTTTAAGGCTGGTGAAAAAGTGTGGGTAAAAGTCTCTTACGATTCCGAAACCTGGAAAGCCGAATCAGGCGTCCTTGAAAGCGGCTCGGAAGTTCCGGCGCCGGAGGACGGCACGGCCTATTTTGTGGTAGGGGAATTTGAGGAACGTGACAAGTCCATTATTTACAAGCATTACGGAGTATCCTGTATTAAATGGGATGCTCTGAAATGGGAATTTAAAGAGTACAAGCTCAAGACAGACCCTTTATGCGCCCTGGAACTCAAGGAAGCCGAAGAAGAAAACGAACTGACGCTAAACATTGAAGCATCCAGCGAAGAAGAAAACGTTGATGCTGATAGCAATCTGAAAGTGTGGCTTGTCCAGAAGAAGGGAAAAGGGGAGGGCGGCGCGGAGGAAGGCCCGGTTAGGCTTGGCGTGAGAATCAAGGATGAACGCCCCGACTATACGGGGCAAGACCCCATTGAAATCACCGGCAGGAGCGTATCTCTCAAGCTGGACCAAACGGAACATGAAACGTCCAACGGCATCAAGTACAGCCTGGAAGTCAAAAACGGTGAGCTTGCCATGAAACTTGATACCGATTCCATGACGGAACCTGAACAAACCAGTTACACGGCGGAAGCCCCCATTGAGATTGTCGGAAGCACAATCAAATTAAAAGTCAATACCACGCAAAAGACCTCTAACGGCATTAAGTACCAGTTGACCAATGCAGGAGGGCAGCTTGATATAAGCCTGAACGCGGATTCCTTGGCCGTTGGCGAGAATTTAAAATTTGAAAAACCATTGCGGAAAACCAGTAGTGGCTATGTCGTTTTTGATTGCGACCGGAATTGGAGCGAGCCCGCAAACGGGGTAAAGGCCCATTTTGTAATGGTGGGAGATGCGCTCTCCGTCGAACTCTATGCAGATACGACTAGCGACGGCGCCGACGGTCTTATCAGTGATTCATGGACTGTGCTTGCGTGTGATAGTGATCACGCATTGCGTTTAAAGAGAGACGATAATGAAAAAATCTATATCCAGCAAGGAGAATGGAATAAATCTTCAGATCAATACGAACCAATAAATTAAAGATAAATGAATTACGCTATATTTTGTTATCGGGAAGACTATAAATGTCTTGAATTATGTGTCGGGCAAATCCGCAAGGTTGACCCTGATTGCATGATTTACCTGTTTGACGATGGGAAAGCCCCGCTCACAAAAAAGGACATCCCCAGGGGGAAGGACATCATTTACAAGAAGACCTATTTTGAGCGCAACAAGAACCTGAACGGCCTTGAATGCGTCCGCGGCATGCTATCCTGCATGCAGGATATTCCGGGTCGGGAACCCGTAATCAAGATTGATGCTGATGCACTGTTGATGTCCCTGAACGAAATCCGGAAATCGCTGTTTGAGCGCAGGAAGCTTGCGGGAGGCTACCAGTGCGCCGTGCCGTTCGCCTGGTCAGGCGTGTGCTACTGGGTAACGCGGAAATTCATCAGCGAAGCGCTTGATGTCCTGGTGACGCGGGAATTCCCGGTACGCCATGATCAAACCTACCCGGAGGACGTGACCGTTTCCTTGCTGGCCCTGTACCTGTACGGGCGCAAGGGCGCCGACGTGATTGAGTTCCAGAGCGGGAAATACCTGATCGGAATCCGTACGTGCGACTCCTACCAGTTATCAAAACTGGCGAAGCTGGCCAGGCATGTGTCCGCCGTTCACTGCGGCCAGAAGGATTTTTATGAACCCATCGTCCAGCAATCCGGCTGCACCATCCGCGAAGCTTGCGCCCGCGTCATGTGGGAAATCCTGCATCCGGGGGAACCGGACGGATTCAGACTTTGAACAGGTCAAGAACCAACTGATTTTCCTCAAAACTTTTCTTACCCGTGTTGTATGCTCTCATGATCTGCTCCGGCGCCTTTTTGCGCGGCGCTTCCAGCTTTTTGACGGGGCGCCGCTTCATGGCGGCATGTTCAGCCTGTTGCATCATCAGGGACGGAGGAAGGCCGCTTTCTGCGAGGAATTTGGAGGCGGCGCGGGAAATGGCGGCCTTGTGCACGCCCAGCTTGCGCGCCCGCTCGGCCATGCGCTCATTGCCGAGCACGGACGTAAGCCCCAGGGCGTACGCTACGCCAAACGCGGTGACGCTGGGGGTGCGGCTGTTGATAACGTGATACATGGCCAGGGACATGACGCGTATCATTTCAAGGGCGCGTTCCCGGAATTCATTTTCCTGATCCTGTTCGTCTCCCGGATACTCAAAATCCGTGTGTGCTGTGTAATATGACTGCTGCGGTTCCATATCTCGGTGTTTACTTATCAACATATCATGATATAATAATATGTAAAGGGAAGAGTAATGGCAGGGATTTCACAGGCTGAACTTGCCCGTCAACTGGGCGTCAATAAAAGCACGATCACGTATCACGTGAAGCGGGGGCTGACGCATGCTCAAATACGGGAATTGGTTAAGGCCAGGAGGAAGGAAAATCCAGCCATTGAAGCCGCTGCTTCAGGCATTGAGGAAAACGCCCCGGTAGCGGGGGAAGGAGTGGCGGAACTGCGGAAAAAGAAACTGGCCGCGGAAGTTACCTACAAGAATTTGCAAGCCGAACAGGCCCGCGTGAAGCTTGAAAAGGACAAGGCAAATCTGGTGGACATGGAGGATGTCAATGAGCTTGTGGTACATCTTGCCAGCGTAACCAAGGGCGTCATCCAGGCGTTTGAAAACAAGCTGCCCGGAAAATTGGAAGGATTGACGGCGGCCGAAATGGTGCCCGTGCTACGGGAGGAAATCAAGGCTGCCCTGTACTCCATTGCGGAAGAGTCCAAGGCTCAAATCAAGGTGATCAGCCGGGCGGAACAATGAAAGACATCGAAAAGGCTGCCGGATTCCTGAATCTTTTCGCGGATAACGTATCCGCGGGAATGGATGTAGAACCGGTTACGTGGATACGTGAAAATGTGGTAGACCAGCAATCGGCAAGGTCTTCCCACATTGATTTTACATTGAGCCCGTTCCTGCTGGACCCCATTGATAAATTTTTGAATGACGGCACGGTCAAGCACATTAACCTGATGGCGCCCACCGGCTCCGGCAAGTCAACTTTGTTTGTTGGTTTGCTTAATTACCTCATTGCCAATGATGCCGGAAACACCCTTGTTGCGTTCCAGAATGAGCAGGAAACATCCGATTTTGCGGAGACGCGGCTTTTCCCCACGTTCCGCGACAACAAAGCCCTGAAGGACTTGCTGCCGAAGAAAAGGCATGCGGCCAGGAAAACGGAAATCCTTTTCCCGCACATGAATTTGTGGATGGTATCCGCTACCAAGGGCCAGTTGCAGTCAAAGTCCTGCCGGTATTTGATTGGTGATGAAATGTGGGCATGGGAAAAGGGGATGGTGCGGGAGTTCCTGGCCCGCCACCATGACCGGTTCAACCGTAAAATCCTGATGGTTTCCCAGGGGGGCGACAAGGGTACGGATTGGGTTGACGAGTACGGCAAGGGCCGCATCCATCATTACCATTGGCAATGCCCCGGCTGCCAGGGGTGGAACACCTATGACTGGCGGGATGTCATCTACAGTAAAGAGGAAAATATTGATTGGGAGCGCTTTAAAGAATCTGTCAAGATGGTATGCCCGCGCTGCTCTCATGAAATAGAAGATACCGTGAACAACCGGCGCCGACTGGCCAGCGGCGGCAAGTACGTGTTTTCCGGCAACACAAGCGCGTTGCCGGAGATAGTGAGCTACAATTTTAATGCTTTGGCTTGTTACTGGGTGTCATGGGCTGATCTGGCTGTGGAGTGGATTCTTGCCAATCAAAAAAAGCGGAAGGGGGACATAGAGCCGCTTAAAAAGTTTATCCAGAAACGGCTTGCTCAAAACATTGTGGATTTGGGCGAAAAAGACGACGTGCTGAAAATCCCTCTCACGGCGGAAAGTATGGAAGGGTACACCGTGGAGGACGAACGGGCCCGTTTCCTGACCGTGGACGTCCAGAAGGGGCACTTTTGGCATACGGTTTATGCCGTTGACGCTGGCGGCTCCTTTCATTTGCTTTCGGAGGGACGCCTTGAAGCGTTGGAAGATATTGAATGTAAACAATCTCAATTCAATGTGCCTGATCATTGCGTGGCCCTGGACTGCGCTTTTGATACTGATGCCGTGCGGAAGATATGCGGCCTTCATCATTGGTTTTCAATGAATGGCACCGTCAAGGAGGAATACTTGCATAAAATCAAGAGCCGTGGCGTCAAGCTGATCTATGCACCCTTGGAACAACATATCGTGGAAGGGGTAAAATGCCTTCATTTCAACTTTTCCTCCCAACGGGCGAAGGATGTTCTTGCCGCGAGGATTAAATCGGGGAATTGGAAGGTGCCCCATGACGTTTCCGCCGAATACATTAAGCAGATGCAGGCCGAAAGTAAGCAGGAATCCATAGACAAGCGCACTGGGCGTGTCTCCCTCAAGTGGCTTGCCTCCGGGAATAACTCTCACATGTGGGACTGCTCTTGCATGGCGGTGATCTTTGCCATGATTCACCGTGTCATTTAAGCGCAACGGGCGCGCACTAGTGTATGATGATTTTATGTCAGGGCGCCCCATTTGATATTGCTACTACCAGCGGCATTGCTCAATCGGTGATGCTGCGTTTTGTGGACGGTGACGGCGCGGCAAAAGACATTTCCGGACATACGTTCCGCTGCGCGGTCCGAGGCCCTGGCGCCGCGGCTATTAAATGTGATCCTATTGACGCCACAAGCGCACGCCTTGCGTGGAGCCCCCTAAAAGCTGGGGCTCATGCCTATGATCTGTTCATGGCTGCGCCAGACGGCGAAGAACGCCCCTTAATCATGGGGGAAATCCAGGCCGCCCCCCGTGTCACGCCACCAGGGAATGAAGACGTGGTGACGATTGGCGAGATTGAAATCATTGTCCCTGATGCCGCGGACGGAGAAGTTAAAATCATTGACCCTGCCGCGGATGCCGCAGAACGGGCGGAGGCCGCAGCCCAAAAAGCCGAAACTGCCGGAACTGATGCCGATGCCGCACGGAAGGATGCGGAAGCCGCTCTAAAATTGGCGAACGACGCCGCCGCAGCCGCGCAGAAAGCCCTTGCAGCTATGCCCCTGCCAGACGGGAATGGAAATATAACGGTGCAGGGAAATGTGCTGGCCCAGGGCGCCACTTTTTGGAATACGGTCAACGCCAACGGCGGCATCAATATCCCGCTGGCTGTCGGGGCCGCTACAGATACCGCAGCCGTCAACCGGGCTTATGCCCTGGGGATGGCCCATCTGGTGCTGATGAACCAGGCGCGTACCTATTGGATCACGTCCTCTTGCACGGCCACCAACGGCGTGACGATCAATCATGTGGTGCCGGGCCTCTATTGTGATGCACGGGTGGGAGGCAATGGGCGCACATCCCTGACGATGCGTACAGCAGGAGTAATCGGTGCCAGCAATTACAGTAAGATACTGGGTTACTCTATCCCGGTCCGCAATAGTGTGGACAGCCCCGGCGCTTGGTTCAAAACATCCTTGCTCATAGGAGAGGGGGGGCAGTGGGAGGAGCAGCCGGATGGAGACATGGACGCTTTCCGCTTCAGACCTGTGTCCGGCAGCGCCCCCGCTATTGCCCGGTTGGTTGAGGTGACCCTCTACTATCAGGATGGGAAATACAAAGCCCGCGTGCGTGAACTGATCGGCGTCGGCAAGCCTCGGGGCTACGTGGTGCGCACTACTGAATCCAGCCTGAATTACGATGGCAACACGGGCCCCAGCTCCGCAGGATACCGACTGATTATTGCCCAATCCGAGCAATCTTACACCGATGCCCTGGCCGCCAGTGTGTGGCTGGTGATGGGCGGGGCGGCTGATGATACAGTCGTTAAGCTGGCGTCCATCCGGGGGTGGGACACCTATCACGTTAACGGGGCGCCAGTCTTGTACCTGGATACGCAAGCGCCCAGCTACGGCGGATATGTGCAAATGGAGTCCCCGACGGTTATTAACGGCATAGGCAATAACACCTATGTACGTTACGGGCTAGAACCCTACCAAAAATCCTGGATCACCAGTGAAACGGAAGAGCCGTACACAGAGCCTGAACAACCAGCAGAATAATATGAACAACGCAGAAATACAGATACAGTTTCCCCAGCCCAGCGAGCGGGACAAATTCACATTGACGGCCATCTATCAGGATGCGGACAGCTACACACACACAGACCGCTACACCCAGGACGACATACCCGCCGATCAGGCCCCGGCTCTGATCGCCGTCGTGGCCGCGCTGGTGGGACTGGCGGAACCGTGGCAGGCGGCGCAGGTGTGGGCGCGGCTGGGGCATGTAACCGCTCTTGCACCGGACGAGCCATTTGACCCCGCGGAGATAGAGATTGAGGCCGTAGAGTTGACTGTTGAGGCCGTCAATGCCAAAGGAGGACGCCGGATGTTCACGCGGGCGGACTACCCGGAATTTGCTCTCACAGATTCCGCCGCCGTGGCGTTTTTCAAATACTTCACCAACATCAACCAATAACAACATAATCATATGACTACTAATAATCAATGCAATCACACCTTGGAAATTGCCGAGGAAATGTACAACATTTACCACTCCACCCTTTCCCACGCACCACGGGAAACGGGATGGGCAGATGAACCGGCGGACGTCAGGCAAGCATGGTATCACGTCGCAGATCAGGCCCTCCCGACCATCGGCAAGCATGCGTTGGAGGACGTGAAAGACTATCTCGGCATCAAGGCTTCCGGCGCGGCGTCCTGGTGGAAAAAGGCCCTCTACTGGGCCGGGGTGGGTGTAGCTGGCGCCGTCCTTGGGGGCGTTGGAATGTCCCTGTCCGGCTGCGGGCACTCCGTAGACGTCACCCCAGGCCGCACCGAGGTATGCAAGGACGGCTCCTGCCTCGTCATTGAGCAGGGGCATATCTCCTATTCCCAGGCCCAGCCCAAGACGGAGGTTGCGCCCGTAGTTCAAGCCACCAAGAAATAAGACCATGTGCAAACTCTCCGAAGTACCGGCACGTTTCTTCGATTTCGCCAAGGCTTTCCCCGCCTGGGCCTGCGTCATGCTCTCGCTGGGCATTTGTGGCGCGGCCTGCTGGTACATAGGAGATGTCATGGGACACCACAACGACCGTCTTTGCGATCTGATGACGATGCAGACACAGGCCCAGGTGGAGACGGCAAAGGCCATTCAGCTGCTTGCTGTCAGAATAGAGAATATCGAGCGGAAACTTGAGAAATAGGCAACTGTAAAGCTTTTCTTACAAGTTCAACCGCCGAGGAATCCTCGTCAGTTCTAACTAGTTCTATCAAAAATATCTTATAACCATGAATAACACTGAAAGAAACATGGCTGCGACCATCCTCCGCTTTGAAGACAGCCGCGTAACCGGGCCGGCCTCCCTGCGCGTCTCCCGCCTTCCTGCCGCCGACAAGGGCGGCAAGTGGGAGATTTGCGGCATTTGCGACGGCATTGAACCCGCGGTATTCAATCGCCTCAAGTCCCTGCTTGACGCCGGAAAACGGGAAGAAGCCTGGGAGGGCTGCCTGCAGTACGTCCTGGACAATACCGCCGCCGTACGCTCCTGGATCGGCTCTGACGCCCACCCGGCTACGGAATTCATTCTGCGGGACCATTATTTCAATTCCGGAAGCAGGAACACCGGAAAAATCCTGCAGCGGGCCCTTAATGACCACGGAGCTTCCCTCACGGAAGACGGCATTGTTGGACCCAAGACCCGACAGGAGCTACAGGACCAGTTGGACGGCACGGACGAAGCGGTATTTTTGGTTGGCCTCCAGGAAAAGCGCAAGGCGTTCTACCGCTCCTGCAAGCAGTTCCCTATCTTCGGGCGCGGCTGGCTTCGACGCTGTGACAACGCTTTCAGCGTTGCCACAACTCTTGTTTAGACGGCTAAGATATTTTTCTTTTCATAATGGAAACTTTTTTTCAAAGTTTCCATATTTTCTTTTTCCAAAATTTCCTTAATAGGGAATGGTCTTAAGAATTTATTTTTTTCAAGTATTTTTACAAGAGGGTAATACTCAAAAAAATGGCCGTAAAAATCTATGATATCTAATTCAGATCTATTGAAAATGCTGAATATGATATTAAGATATAATTTCTTTTTTTCTTCAGGTAAATAATTGTTATCTAATATAGATTGACATATTATGTAAAAAGAATCTATTAATGAAGCTAGGGAGTTGATTGATTCATGAATACCTATTTCAATATTTATTAAAAATTTTATTTTAATAAGGTTTCCTTTTATATAATAACCTAAATAAGAATATAAGAAATCTATTACGTTTTTATCTTCTAATTCTTCCAAGTCTTTTTTTAGATAGCAATAAATATCTTTTTTTAATTTTGTAATTTGTTCAAAATAATTGAAAAAGAAACTTTCAAACTGTTGAATTTTTATTAGTCTGTTTTGCTCTTCAAATTCATCGGCTTGGCGTTTCTGTTCTTCACATTGTCTCTGCATTTCCTCCCGTTGTAGCTTTAAATCTTCTTTTTGATTTTGGAGGTCTTCCCTCTGAAGACGAATTTGTTCTTCCTGCTGACGTAAGGTGTAGATAAGGATAACAAATGCCAAGCCAGAAAAAAGGGAATTCAAAACTCCAAATTGATCTCCAAACTCACCGGAACTCTGCGGATAAGGTAGATTATTGAAAAAGCGTAGGAGCCAATCAAAACCGAATGTTGCCGCAAAAATAAGAAATATACCCACTATTAGGAACGTTTTATTTTGTTTCATTTTTGGATCGTATTCTTTTTTTTGATAAGAAATATTGTCTATATTGGGTTTCATACTGATTCAATATTTATTATATATATTTTAAATAGATATACTTCTATAAGATAAATCGGATTCAGTATCATATAAAATTATCTCTGAAGGCCATTCTTTCATTATTTCCAGAGATGGAGAATCTTCTAATTCTGTTTCTGTAATATACCCAATATTATTAAAATAAGAGGATGAAATTTTTATGGATTTTGATTTTCTATATTTTTTTATAAATGTTTTTACATATTCTATACCGTATTCATGGTTTACGCCTACAACTATTTGTTTTAAATAGGGTAAAAGATGATTGTAAAAATATTTTCCTCCATATATGTAGTCTGGATTTTTTAAATCTAGAAATATTCTCATTTCTTGTTCGTATTTCCAGTCGTCTCCTTTGTTAGTAAACCTTTTGATTTGGCTATCTAGTATTTCAAAAAGTTGCTTATCTTGTTCATGAAAAATTATAGAAGGTCTTCTTTCTGAATAATTAACAACATGTATAATATTCTTTATGAGATCAGAATCTTTTTTAAGACGATCCTTGATAACGAAACACAGAATATCTTGTTTCATCTCATAATGAGCCTTTATAACATCCATTTCAAATACTAAAACTGCACCTCTATGGTGATCGGCGTAATGCCCCCACATCGTAGAAGATTTGGATGTTCTACTAAAACACAGCATCCCAACAGTGTTTATTTTTTGTAGTTCTCTTTGTACGGCAAAATCTTTCTTTGATGTACATGCTCCAATATGCTCTAAAATATCGTTACATTCAGAAGGCAAAGTGGCCTTCATATATCCATTAGTAATAATGGTCTCCACTACATTCCATGGAACATATTGAAACAATCTTATTTTGTGGCTTTTGTAATTGTTGAGATTGTTTTTATTTTTCATTATGAGAATTATTCTGCTTCGGAATAATGAAAAGCGCTGCAAGAGGGCAAGAAGCCTATTCCTGGACGGTCAAGGCGTGGCGGAATATCCTTGCCGCATATGGGGCACTTTTTATAGGTTGTGGTGCGGCACGCTGGAAAGGGCAAGAAGAGTCCGGGAGGCCCATTCCTGGACGGTCATGCCGTGGATGTCTGCCGTCTTCCTAGCTTGGTCATACCGATTGCGTGGAAAGTGCACCTCAATAATATCCATATCTGGATTCTGATCACTTTTCCGGCGCCGGGCGTATTCCTCTCTCATAATGCGTTCGATCACGGTTTGTCGTGCCTTTGGTATCGGGAGATATGAAAGCCATTTGTCGACATGGCGTTTGCTGACTCCACACAGAGATGCAAAAACTTCCCTGCTCATTTCCATGTCCTCTAAAAACGCCCGGATTTTGTCGCTAAATTCATCCATGGCGCCATATTTCCAAAAAGGCAGACGGGGGCAAGTTTTTTCTGGTACTTTTACCTTTTGAGAAAAGAATGAATAGAAAAATGTGCTTTTATGGCAGATTGGCGCAGAATGGGAAGAAAGTAGAAATTGGTGCTCTAACATCCTTGTGCAAAAAAGTAAAACGTGTTTTTATAGTTATCCATGGAAGAAAAGAAATTTTACATATTTTCAAATGGAGAAGCGCAAGGGCCTTTTTCAGAACGGGGACTTGAGTTGCTGTGTGCTCAAAAACGTATTACTGGCGAAACTCTAATTTGCTCTGAAGGAAATCAAAACTGGATGCCATATTCAGATTTTTTGAAAAACCGTCCCGTGATGATTAATGAGAGCATTCCGGAGGAAGCTGTTTCTCAAACAGTCAGCCAAGGTTTTCAGGAAGTAAAAATCCCATTCACTTCAATGACGGTACAGGCTTTCGGTGTAATGGGAGGGATTATTATCATTCTTTCCATCCTGGCCGCGGTGGTTGTTTTCATTTTTGGAATCATGAGTAAAAATGCGGTCGCTTTGCCAATAGCCATATTATGGGCTGTGGGAATATTTTTAGGAAGTCTTCTTTATGGAGGCGTTTTTATCGCTATTGCAAACATCGTGCAGTGCCAGTTAAGGAGTGTTGATTTACTCAAAAAGCTTGTGGAACAGATGAAGAAGTAATTTTTTTTCAAAGCCCTCGACCTTCTACTTGATAAGGTTGAGGGCTTTTAGTTTCTCCACAAGATCAACTTCGGCAACAAGAGTAATTCCGTAGTCTGCCGCTTTTTTGAGTTTTGCCCCGAATGTTCCGTATTTGTAGCCCTTACTTGTCTTGTCGCAAACAACAAGATAGTTAGTTTCAAGCGTAATGGATTTTGAAGCCACCCCTCCGGCCTCTACAATTTTATCGTACAAGAATTGCCTGGAATGACGGTCTGATTGTCCTGTGATGCAGATTTTAGCGCCAGGAATGATAACATCAACCGGTTGAATTTCAAAACCTGCTTTAGTGTTCATCTGCTTGAGGTTTTCGGCAAGTTGTTCATCTCCCTCTGTATTCATTTTATAGGAGCGTTTCTTTTTGGGTTGTCTGTGTTCCAGTCCAAAACGCTCCATGACCTCCGCCATAACACCTGTGAAGAATACTGAAAGGTCAGTTTCTTCATTGATAAATCCGTTTTCTATCAGTAGATCCGCGGCTTTGCGAAAAAGAGATGGGTTGAAGTAATGTGAAACGTTTATGGGCGTTTGGGTTTCAAAATCAATTACATATCCAAGCTCTATCCATTCAGCATTTTCTCCTTCTTCTTCACAGGCAATAAGGGTAAAAGCGTCTATATCTCCTCGTTGCTTCAGTTCATAGAGTTCTGCAATGTCCACCGGACCTAATGCTTTTTCATTTTTATAGTAAAAATAGCGCATTTCTCAATAATATCCAAGCCAAGGAATGGAGCAATAAAAAAGCCCGCGGTCTAGAGGCCGAGGGCTAAACAAGAGCGCTTTTTTAAAAAGATACTAGGTCATAGGGTAGGGGCATGTTGATGGATTTTATCCAGATTAGGAGATATGCAAAAAGTTGAAGGTTCTAGCGATGCCCGAACTACTCTTACAGGGAATTTTAGAGGAGCGGGACCCATAAGCGATCTATTGACTTTTCTTTCCATATCATACTCATCCAAGGAATTATTCACCCCTAACACTATGCGCGACAGGGCAGGCATTATATTATTATCCAAATAGATATACGAAAAAGAACCTTTTTTATTTTTTATCTCTTTTGGTTGAGCGGAGGACAAAGGGATAATGATTCTGTATTCTTGCTCATGTTCCCAGCCAAAATATTTTGTTGACATCAGAGCATAACGATCTCCTTTATTGTTTTCTATTCTATCAGAAATATATGAAACTTTTCGCATGTTAACACCTTTTTTAAATCTATCTAGAATTCCGTGTTTTCTATTAAAATAATATCCTACGTGAATATCGTTTCTTTTTATCAGGAATTCTGCTGAAAAAACAAGACAGGCACCTTTGCCTCTCTCCGCATATTGTCCCCACATCATCGGAGATGTAATTGTTGAAGATAAGCAAATATATCCATATTCTCTAACTATCGGAGAAACAGAATATTCGCCAGAGTAAATATTTTCCGTTGTATCATTAGTGTATTCTGTCCTGGATAGTTTTAGAGCCTTGTCTTCAAGAATAGAAAATAATTGTTTCTCTGTTACGTAAAGATACAGATTTTTTAACCCTTTAATATCTTTAAAAAAATTTTCTGCATCAATATATTCCCTGTCACAAGGAATAAAATCATCCAATTCATTCAAAGTATCTTCACACATTTTCTTTTTCTAGTTGAGAACATACAAAAGTTCTAAGTGAAATCACTTTGTCAGATCAATCTTGCCAATCATGCAAGCCTTTATTTGTCCAGTGATTGGAATGCGCTTTCGGAAAGCCGGGTTGACAGGGACAAGGAAGAAGCGGCCCTCGTCATCAGCCACCAGCCTCTTGAGCGTGATGCCGGGTAAACTGTCTCCGCCGTCGTAAACGACAATTTCATCAACGTATTTTTCCAAGTCTGCATTTTTAGGCACGGGACGGACAAGCACGACTTGCCCGTTTTTGATTTCTGGCTCCATTGACGTTCCTTCCACATGCAACGCCGTGATGCCCTTGTCAAACACTGGGTAGGGTTCGTCAAGATCGCTCCACGTGATTTCCCCTGCAGCGACGTTACCGACAACCATGATTTCCGGTAATTTGACCGGGCGAAGAAGGACGCTGTTGACCTCTTCCGGCTCGTCATCGTTGTCCAAGGCAGGGTGTAGCTTTTCAACGGCCTCTGGATACATGCCGCTCGCCTGTTGCTTTTTCTTTATCTCTTTGACAGTTTTTTCAAGGATTTCATTTACAAGGTCCTCGATACTCTTATGCGCCTCTTTTGCCTTCTGTTTCAAAAGGAGCTCAATGTTCTCCGGAAGGCCGAATTGAATATTTTCGCTGTCTGCAACAATTCGCTCAATGAGTTCCATTTTGGCCGAGGGAATAGGCTTTCCTGCTGATAGCCATCCATCAACGGTTCTCTTAGTCACAAAAACTTTTTTTCCTAATTCTTCGCGCGAAATGCCATTTTTTTTCATCCATGTTTTTATTCCTTCTGCATTCATCGTGCGCATATTATATGCGCTCTTTTGAGCATTGTCAAACTCATATTTGTTGAGGATTGGCGCATTATTGCGCATTATTATGTTGACGTAATGCGTGAAATTGAGCATATTGTAACCATCAACCGCACGCAAAAAAGCGAACATGAAAGCAACCATCAACGAAATCAACACTCTGTAACCGAAATGAACCCCGATCTCGAAAAAGCCCCCAAGGAAGTGAGAGACTGGCTTGATAAAACAGAAAAAGCCACTGGATTAAAAAAATCTATTCTGATTATTGGTGTTCTCACGGATTACGCATTGAAAAACAATGAAAAAGAGAAATCCTCACCCACAAAAAAGGCTGTGGTCAACCCCGTGAAATGTCCTAAAATGGGAAATATTTAGTTGCTTTTATGTGCTAAAAAGATACTTCTGGAATTGTTAGAGCGATAATATCCAAAAAAGAGAAGCTAAATCATGAGGCCCTACGCAGACATCAACGGAGATTTCCACTGCCCGGAATGCGGCGCCGTCATCGAATATGACGAGGCTGACCCTCTGTGCCGGGGATGCTGTGAAGACTGCGGCTGGGAAGAAACGGAAGAAGAACCTGCTTTCCCCTATGCTGACGCATACGGCGGCCATTTTTGAACCTAAACCACAAACCAACACCAGAAAATGAATACATGCGAAATATTACAACGCCCAATCCACCAGGGGCCCTATACGGGGATGGTGGAGACCATCACCAATGCAGACAGTAAAGCACCGTTCCTTTGCTACTCCTGCGGGCAGGAACCCGGCAAGGGCGCTTACTGGTCCATTATCGGGGACCGCGGCGGGAGCGCGTATTGCTTCCGCTGCCTGTGCGCCTCTTGTGCCTGGGAGCAAATCAACGGTATCCCTGACAGGGCAGGGAAGAGCCCCTACCAGTCTCTTGACCCCCGGAAGGAGCGCCGCCAGTTGGAAGCACGGAAGAACGGTACCAGGGAACGCCGGAAGGAAGCTGTAACGCGGCTGCTCTTTGGTCTGGTCATTGCCTTGGTCTATCTTGCTGCCGCAGCGTTCATTGTCGGATTTTTCTACTTAGCCGTAATGATTTTTTCAGGACTATGAACACCAATGATCAACGTTTGATTGAAGGGCTGTTTACCCGCATTGATCGCCTTGTTGCGATCATGGAGGGGAAATACTGCCCTGAAACAAGCGGTGAAACCTGGTTGCGTGCTGAAGACCTGCTCAAACTCCCACAGTTCCGGCACCGCAAAAGCCGTGTATGGCTCTATAAGCTTGCGAAAACTGCCCCGGAAATCATGAAAAAAGACTGCCTGCCGCACCAAAAGCGGGGTGCAACTCTTTGGTGTGCGGAACGTATTTCCAAGGCCATAAAAGAGAATACGGCAACAACCCTTTCCAACTAACCTAACTGGAACAACAACAAAACAATAGAATAAAAACACCATGCAAAGAAACGAATGTAAGCCCGGAACCGAAGTTATTATCCGGGGAACGATCAAGGGAGATGTCGGGGCTGGTATATACCCTATCACTGTCGATGTCCTCTGTGATAACGGCGAAACGAAAGGATATATCTTTTTTGATCCCTCCCAGCTCGAACCCGCCCAGCCGAAATACGACCCGGCGCGGAAATTCCGGACCGGGGACAAGGTGCGCTTTATCTACCACGGAAGAAGGAATTATATCGTCACACCGGAAAAAGGGCAAGAATGCACCGTTATTGAAAACGAAAAACAAGAGCAGGTGCTTATCAAATGCTGTGGATACACTGCCGCTTTTCATTTCGCCGACCTCGAACTTGTCAAGCCTGTCGAAGAAATTGAAGCGGAACAGCCTTATTTAGTAAAAGAAACCCCTTATTTTTTCGATGTTTACAAAAAGGAAGATGAATCCAGATGGTATGCAAGTTTTTGCTATTGCGGAGGTCTTTTGAATAAAGAACAAGCTAAAGCATGTGCCGAAGCTTGTTGCGACGAGTTGAACCGCAAGCATCAGGAGCTCTTGAATGCCTAAAAAGGAGATGGCCGGGGTCCGTTGGCGCGGACTCCCGGCCTGTTACACCAGAACCATGCAAAGATTATGAGTAACGCACCTACAGATAAACTAGATTTGCCCCAGGCGCCAGTTCCGAAAAAGACACTCTATGAAATTGTGATGTCCGAGGACGTGAAGGGCCACATTGCTTATCTTGTTGAGAACATGATGACGCCGGAGCGCTGCATCAGCATCTTCTGGCACTGCTGCCAGAAAACCCCCCTCCTTCAACAATGCGCCCCTGTAACGCTGATTGCCGCCCTGAAAAACCTGCTGATGATGCGTTGTGAGCCTGACGGCATCCACGGCTATCTGGTGCCTTTTTGGGCCAATGATAAGGCAAGTGGCCGGTCTGTATTGACCTGCGTTGCTGTCCCCTCCGCCCGCGGCCTGATGCGTATGGCCCGCTCCAATGGCGTCACCAACCTCAACATTGGCGTCGTCCGGGAAGGAGAGCCGTTTTCCTGGGGGTTGGATGAAGGCAAATTCGCAATGGGCCACATCCCGGAATGGGATGACAGCGAGGCGCCCATCAGGGGCTTTTATTGCACCTGGACAGACAAGGACCTATACCTACACGGGGAACGCATGAGCCTGCGCGCCGTGGAGGAAGTCATGGGGCGCACCAAGTCGCGGAATAAGAAAGGGGAAATAGTAGGTCCATGGGTGACTGACTTCGGGCAAATGGGCCTCAAAACGGTCATCAAGCGCGCCTCTAAGCAATGGGATTTACCTCTATACATCCAGGAGGCCATGAGCGCCGCCGACGATCAAGAATTTGGAAGCGAAATGCGGAATGTAACCCCGGAAAAAACCAATGGGCCCGCCGAAGGGGAAACCCCGTGGAACAACGCGCCGCCGCCTGAAGAATTCCAGAATGACCAGCCGGAAGCCCTGCCGGAAGCCCTGCCGGAACCCGAAGAGCAGAATGACCTTATTCCCGGACTGAAGATGCCCGCGCCGAAAGAACCCGTAACCGTCAACAGGGAGGATTATTGACATGAGCCTATCATCTAATTGTACCGTTTATGAGAACGTGCCGCAACGCTCGGAAGCGTGGTTCAAGCTGCGCTCCGGACGCCTGACAGCCAGCAATTTTGACAGGCTGCTTACCCCTACAGGACGCAAACCATGTCCTAAAAACATGGAGTGGGGCCCATGGGGTAGCCTCATTATGGAGTTATGCGGCTCCTTTCTGAAGCCAGAAGAAATAGTCTTTGAAGGAAATCTTCACACGGACCGAGGCATTATTTTGGAACCAGAAGCCCGTGAAGAATTTTGCAGATTGACAGGCTTGACCGTCAAGGAAGTGGGATTCGTCCTGTGTAAAGATGGTCCTGTGGGGTGCAGTCCCGATGGCCTCATTATTGACAAGCAAGGCAACTACATTGCTGGACTGGAGATCAAGAGCCCTACTTCCAAGATTCAAATTCCCCGCTTGCTGAAAGGTACTCTCCCGAATGAACACCGGCAGCAGGTTCACGGCTCTATGGTCGTGACGGGGTTGCGGACATGGTATTTCATGTCCTACTGCCCCGGCCTCCGTCCTTTGCTGCTTAAAGTAGAATGGGATGAATATACAGACCGATTCAAGGAGGCCTTGGAAGAATTCAAGGAAGAATACCGGGATAAATTCGACATCATCATGCCGCGCATCCGCCCGGCCATAGAAGGGAGGGCGGCATGAGCAAGCGCTTACTCGGTCTTGACCTCTCACTTACCGCGGCAGGTTGGGCGCTGGTGTGGGACGGTTCCCCCAAGTGGGGCGTCATCAAGTCCAGGCATAAAGGCGTTAAGCGCCTTTCGGAAATCCGTAATGAGGTACGAGACATCATCAACCAAACGCAGCCGTCACTTGCCGTCATTGAGGGGTATTCCTACGGCTCTTCGCAGGGCATGGCCGGGCTGGCGGAATTGGGGGGCGTTGTCCGTCTCCTGCTGTTTGACATGGAGGTTCCCTTCATCGTCGTTCAGCCAACCACCAACAAGAAATTTGCCACCGGGAAGGGCAATGCGGAAAAGGATTTGATGCTCAAACGCGTTTTCCAGCATTGGGGCGCGGACATGAACAATAACAACGAGGCGGACGCCTTTGCCCTGGCCCAGTTTGGCCGCTGCTACCTCAATCCGGAGGGCTTTTGCTCCTATCAGGTTGATAGCGTGGAAAACTACAAAAGAAAGGAACTCGGCAAATGAGCCCCGAAGAAAGAGAGAGAAAACGCCGCTGGATGGTGGAGTACAACCGCAGAAGGGAAGCCTCTGCCGCCAAAGCCGCGCAGCCCGATCTGGCCGCCCTCAACGCCATCTACGGCACCCGCTTCCGGTACGGTCAACAAGTCACTGTAACGGGGCGCAGATATACCATTATCGGTGCAAAATGGGGCGCATGGCTCCGTGTGAAAAACAAAGACGGCAAGAAGTTTGTCTGCCGTCCCTATGACGCCTACCCCGGTAAAATTCTGTCCGGGGAAAAGGGGTGGGAACTACGCAAGAACGCGCCGTGCATTCCCCGCGGGGAACACGTCACGCTCTGGCTCTACGAGTCCGGGAAAGACGGAGAGCGGGCCATCATCGGCAAGTGCCGGATGGTCTCCTATGTACGCATGCTTTATATGCCATCCGGGCAAGCCCTGGAACTATTGATCAAAGACGCCTGCGTAACGGAAGAGCACATCCGCGCCTATCTCCCGTTCTACGCCTGGGGCGTCCAAGACCCCGTGAGACTGCCCGCCGCCGTGCCGCTCTCTGCCATCGGCATGACCCGTCCGCCGCAGTCTTGGCAGTACCTTACCCCCGAGCAGGCGGAGATACTGGAAAGGAGGCTCGCATGATAACCTGTAAAGACTGTATCAGTTTTGACAAATATGACGGGTGTTACAACCCTAATTGCCCTCATATATGGGATGCAATAGGTCAAGATGACCCGGCATGTGTGTTTTTTAGGGGAGAGGAGGACGAAGATGATGACGCCTGAACAGAAAGCGTTTCACGAGCTTGGCGCGGCCAAAGCATTTCTTTTCAACAAAATCGAAGCAGCTCGTAGCTATGCAAGACAATTCTACGGAGAGAGTTACTGCGAACTAACACGAAAAGAACGGAAAGATTGCTGGAAGCATTCCGAGATTAATTTTTTTATCAAACTAGTCAGGGAAAGACGGGACGTGTGCAGGGCGTGGGTGCCTTTAAAAGAGCGAAATTGCAAAAATTGCATGCACCTTCATCGCGGCATGAAATCTGATTCCCCTTGTTTTGATTGCCCAGGTATTGACGATGAAATACCCAGTAACTGGGAGCCGAGAAAGGAGGGTGAGTGAATGAGCTACATCTTTTCGCGGGCGCTGGTGGAGGCATACTTGGCAGCGAGCTGCTCGGAATCCGCACCGTCTGCGCCGTCGAGCTCGAACCCTATCCCGCAAGCGTACTGCTCGCCCGACAAAATGACGGCATACTCCCGCCTTTCCCGGTTTGGGATGACGTACGCACCTTTGACGGGCGACCATGGCGCGGCCTTGTTGACGTGGTATCTGGAGGCTTCCCGTGCCAGGACATCAGCGCGGCGGGAAAAGGGGCCGGCATTGATGGCGCCCGGTCTGGCCTCTGGCGGGAAATGCACCGAATTATCAATGAGGTACGACCCGGAATCGTGTTCTTGGAAAACTCACCTTTGCTTGTGGGAAGAGGACTTGCCAGAGTCCTCGGTGACCTTGCCTGCATCGGGTATGATGCTGCGTGGTGTGTGCTGGGAGCTGACGCCGTTGGATTACCCCATCACCGTGCCAGATTATGGCTTCTTGCCCACGCCACGGGCCTGCATAGGCACGCACGGTATAGCTTGGAGCCGCGCGGAACAAGGCAATCACAAATGCAACCTGGAAGATTACCTGGCATATCTCTATATCAGGAACGGTGGGAAGCGAGTCAGGGGGATGTGCGTGTCAGCGTCTTTCGCCGCCCTGATGATGGGATGGCCCCAGAAATGGACGAGCTTAAAGCCATCGGAAATGGGCAGGTGCCTGCAGTGGCGGCAACTGCATTCCGGGTTTTGCTCGGCAGATACCAGAGCGGAAAGGAGGGGGAATGAAGAAGTACCTCTTTGATCTCCCGCCCCGTGACCCGGCGCGGAAACCCTACGCCGCGAGGCTGACTCCGGAAGCGGATGCCTGGGCCAAGGCCAACAAGCACCGCATTGGAACGTATCGGTCTCATTGGTGCAGGCCGCAGTATTCCGCCTTTGTAGGCAACATCGATATGATTGCGGAGTTGTGCACCCTGTATGATGACTATGGGCTTATTGCCTACGGCAACACCAAGGGCGCCGCCGTTCAGCAACTTTATGACAACCTCCGAACACGAAAAGCCACCGTGGAAGATGACCTGCGGTTTTTGCTGGGCTATCTCCATGACGATGATGTCAAAAAATATACCGCAGCGTTTGACCTTGAAGAGGTGGCGGACGCCGTGGGCACCAATCCGGGCGGGAATTTGCATAACTCGTTGATGTCCGCCCCTGCCCAGGTGGGCAGCACCGCGGCGGACGGAAAGGAGAAATCATGAAAGCCGTACTGCGATATTTAGGCGGTAAAAACCGCCTTGCCCCGTGGATTATCCGGCATTTCCCAGCTCACACTTGCTACGTGGAACCATACGGCGGGAGCCTGGGAGTACTGCTCAACAAGGCCCCGGCGCCGGTGGAGATTTGCAATGACAAAGACGGTGAGATTGTCAACCTGTTCCGCGTCCTCCGCAGTGAGGACGCTGGACGGCTGCTTGAGGCCGTCATGCTGACTCCGTACAGCCGTGACGAGCTCAATGACTCTGCTCCTGCAGGTGATGCCGTAGAGCGTGCCCGGCGTCTGCTGGTCCGCTCCTGGATGGGGATTGCAAGCGACTCTTTCAGGGATGGACGTTCCGGCTTACTCGTAAGTCGAAACAGGGTGCCTTCTCCGGCTACCGACTGGGACCGGCTGCCGGAAACTCTGCGGCTGGCCACCCAGCGGTTAAAGCACGTCCACGTGGAAAACCGGGACGCCCTTGACGTCTTACAGGCCCACGACGGGCCGGAAACACTCCACTACGTTGACCCGCCTTACATGCCAACCACGCGCACCCGGACGGGACGATACGCGTATGAAATGACGGAGGACGATCACCGGCGCTTGCTCAACGTCCTGCTCACGCTACAGGGCAAGGTGGTTCTGTCCGGCTATGATAACGAGCTTTACAACTCCGCCCTGCAGGGCTGGCACAAGGACTCCATCAAGACCATTTCCAACATGGCGAGTCCCCGGCTGGAATGCCTGTGGCTCAACTACAACCCCCAACTGACGCTTTTTTGATATGGCACGTAAACCAACATCTTTAATACCGAGGACGCACCGGGAACTGTGCGAAATTGCTGAACGCTGGCTCATGGGCTCTGCCCGTTGCCGGGTGGCGATCGCGGAGCCGAACTGCATCGTTACGGACGAGCAGCCCGACGCTATAGGATTCCGCGGGTGCGGAAGTGTTCTTGTGGAGGCCAAAACCAGCCTGAATGACTTCCGGGCAGACCTCAAAAAGCCGTTCCGCGTTTATCCTCAAAAAGGCATGGGGCTTTACCGCTATTACATCTGCGAGCCGGGAATCATCGCGGAAGATGATCTACCGGAACGGTGGGGATTGCTGCATGTCCTCCCTGGCGGACGGGTGCGGATAATCCGGCACGGCAGATACTTCCGTGAGGTGAACTACGCCGCGGAAAGAAGCCTTTTGACTGCATGCCTGTACATCCAGAAGCCGCTAAAAATCAATACTGTCCAAGGCAGGAAAATACAGCTCTCCCCTGCATTTGGCGCAGAAGCAAAAGAGAAGGAGGGGATATAGATATATGGAATTCATCAACATCCCAACAGCCTTATTTTCCAGCCCCGAATATATCGGAGCGGAACCCGTGCAGCGTGCTACCTGGATTTCCCTTCTTGCGTGGTGTTGTGAGCAGGAGAACGGCGGCGTCATTGAAGGCTGCCGGACCTGGGGCATGCGTCGCTGGATGCAGACCTGCGGCGTGACAGACCAGGAAATCAACGTGAAAAACGAACTTTATCATTTTGACGGTGATCATCTGGTCGTGTTCGGCTATCCCCATGAGATTCAGGAAACCCTCAAAGTCAAAAGGAAGACCGCCCGTGAAAACGGGAAGCTTGGGGGGCGCCCGAAGAAAACCAATGTTGAAACCAACATAGGAACCAACGCGGAAACCGAAGAAAAACCTACGTCGGTTTTTTCAGAAACCAACGTAGGAACCGAAATAGGAACCAACGTAGCCCCCTATATTGAAACCTATCCGAAAACCGTAAGGGAAGGGAAGGAAGGAAGTAATACTACAACTACAACAACCGGGCGCGAAGTCTGCCAATTTCCGAAGGATGTTTCCGAGGTGGAGCGTTTCATGTCCAATCAACTGATTCACCCATTGGGAGACGAGCTTTCCCGGTGCGCCAAGAAATTCTTCAACGATCTTTCCGCCGTTGGCTGGCGAAATAAGTTTGGAGTTCCCCTTGAGAACTGGACTCGTGCGGCCAGCCAATACGCCGAGACCTGGGCCCGGAACAATGTAGCCGAAGTTGGCTTGAAGCCCGCCAATGCCGCGGGAACCGCATCAAAATCAACCCCTAAACCCCCACGAAGAAATGACCTCTGGACAGACTGACAACCCCATTGACGCCCGGCAAGCCCTCAAAGGCTCCGGAATTGAAAGCCTCCTGGACTCCATAACCGTGCTTGCTACGGACGACGGAAGAAGCATTAAAGAGTTGGAAGCGGAAGCCCTCGCCGCCGAAAAGCAGCGAGAAGAAGAACGCAAGGCGACCTACGAACGGCTAGACTTGGTTGACCGCGGATTTCCGCGCCGGGCGATTGATTGCCTCGACGAAGTAACCGGGGAACCATGGAAGAAGGCCCTCCGTGAAGCCTATCGCCTTGTTTTAACGCCGGGGAGCATCATTGTACTGAATGGACGCTACGGCACCGGGAAAACGGTTTTAAGCACGTTTCTTGCCCGCGTCATGTACCGGCGCAAAAAGCGCGTCCTCTACTCCAAGGCGTATGACTACACGATGTCCCTGCGGGAGACGTTCAACGGCGGAGGCTCGGAATCCTCCGTCATGACCCGCTACAAGGCGCCGTATCTGCTGGTGCTGGACGAGTATCACGAGGTTAAGGACACGGACTTTACAGGCCCGGCGCTGGAACGGCTTATTGACTACCGGCACCAGAACGGCAAGCCGACCATCATCATTGCCAACTACAGCCCCGCCGCCCTGGAAGATCGCCTCGGCCCGGCCATTGTTTCACGCATCCATCTATGCGGCACCATCATCACGTGTGATTGGCAATCGTACAGAGAGATCAACTACAACCCGGGTAAATGAGGGTTCACAGGTCCGGAAGCTTTTCAAGGGCCTGTGTAAACTCTTTAGCTCCAAAGTCGATATACCCTTCATGGACTTCCCGGGAGTCGTGCCCCACAATAGCTTGCACAAGGGCAGGTGGAACACCGGCATCATGTAACATGGTTGTTGCCGTATAGCGGAGACTGTGAAAGGACAGATCATTGACGTGGCGCCGGGTTTCCGTGCCGTTCCCTTCCTGCTTTTTGTATTTCTTCCCCGCGGCTAAAGGGTCTTTGGTGATAAGGCCGCACTGATACAGGATGCGCCCAAAGATATTTGACAGGCGGCCAGAGCCCTTGCTTTCAAAAATGTCCGCGCATTCCGGATGCAGGAATTCCCCTGGGGCTTCTTTCCTCCGCTGCTGCAGGTGCTTTTTCAGTGCCGGGAAAATCGGAATCATGAGGGGCTTTCCCTTTTTCTGCGTGGTCATCCGGATAACGCCGCGCTTTTCGTCAACCTGGGACCAGCGGAGCGTTGCCACGTCTCCCAATCTTTGGCCGCCCGTATAGAGGCACGTTTTCACCATGGAGCGCCATTCGGGGCTGCACGCGGCCATTACCTTTTCAAGCTCTTCCAATTCAAACTTCCGGCGCTTGATGACTCTCCCCTTGTGCGGCTTGGCGATTGCCGTGAAGGGGTTTGTCTCAATGATCTTGTAATCAACTGCCGCCTGGAATGCCGCAGAAACCAGAGTAAGGGCAATATTGGCGGTAGACGGAGAGACGCGGGACAGGAGATGATTTTTGAAATCATCCAGCATAAGAGGCGTGATGCGGTCCAAGGGTAGATTGACGCGTTCCCCCATAGAGGCGCGGAACTTGTCAAAGGCTTGTTTGTAGTTGGCTATGGACGCGGGCTTGAGTCCATTGCGTATGATGCGCTTCATGTGATCGTCAAGCCAGGATTTAACAGCGGGCATCTCAATAGATTCTCCTGTCAACTCCGTGGACAAGGCAGAGATGGAGCGGCGCAGTTGATAGGCTGGCAGGTTTGCCCGTGCAGTTGATTCAAGGGCGTCTGCCAAGCGTTGCGCCTTGGTCATGGCCTGTTCCTTGGTCAGTACGTTCAGCGGTCTTCCCATGGCCTCCGCGGCGTCTTTTACTTCCCTTGTCACTATGGCAGGGGTATGTTCGATCTTGGTTGACAGCCTGACCATTTTCCAGCCCGCGGCAGTCCGTACACGGTATTGAGCGTACCAGTAAGGGCTATTCGGCTTTTTGTAGATGGATGCCATGGGTTTAGTGGTATCAATAGTGTGCTCTTTTTTCAAGTTGTAACATCATGTTTTAGGATGTTCTCCTTCTTTCTGAAATAGCACAAGACCTTTATTTAAAGGGAAATAAACACAAAAAGACCGCCTCCGAAGAGACGGCCTTTTTGTTAAATCTGGTAGCCCTATGAGGACTCGAACCCCAAAATACGGAACCAGAATCCGCTGTGTTACCGATTACACTATAGGGCTATGTAACGGGCACCTTTCCGGTGCGGGCGAATTAAAGCGGAAGCGGCCATTCTTTGCAAGTTTTTTTTCACTCAAATGTACGGTTAAGCGAAAAAAATGATGCGGGGAAAAAGGAACTGCCCGGCTTTTCTGCCGGGTCAGTCGGTCAGGGACTGGAAGTAGGCTTCCACATGCTCCCTGGTGATCTGCTGGTGCTCCGCTTCTCCGTGCCTTCCCTGCACCTGGTGCCAGGGAGAGTCCGGCGCGGTGTTGATGCGGCCAAGCTGCTGGGCCGTGTATTTGCCGTACACGTTCCAGATGTGTTCCAGGAAAGGGATGATGTCTGTTTCCTCTTCCAGGGGAGGTTGGCGGCGGCTGGGATGTTCAATGGCGGAGTAGGGCGGCTGGTCCTTGTATTCGTGATAGATGGAGGGGAGCACGGGGCCTGAAGTCCATGCTTCCGCCCTTTCATTGATCAGGAAGCCGCCGTTCCGGTGCAGGTGCCACCAGTCCGCCAGAATCACCAGGTGGTTCAGTTTGACGGGCGTGAGCAGGCGCCCTTTTGTAGTTGACTGCTGAATGAACCAGTTGCAGAGTTTTTGAGTGGTAGTGTGGTTTGCCAT